TGAAAGAATTACAATTACTACGCGCCTATATAGGTAAATTACACTAACCTGCACATATAAGGTAAAGGTCTCCGTTCGATTCGGGGTAGGCGCTCAAAATCCTTGTTAAGATAGATAGATGATCCAAGATATTAGATTCCAAATACGCGACCAAGTAACGGAAAAAAAGAACGTTACAGGGAAAAAAGAGACTATCTTTGTTAAAGAAATAAAGGTCTTGCAATATAAGAGAAATGGTAAATGGGAGGACGTGAGAACTGAAAATAAAGAAGGATGAAACACGAAACATTAGATAGAGCTAACTCTATAACAAATGAAATTGATAAATTACAACGTGTAATAGATTGGATTGACGATGTTAAGAGGCTGGATAACCCTAGAAACATACCATATCAAATAGATTTTAGTCGTGAAGATAAAGTAAATGGGAAAACCAAAGTGCCAAAAGATATTATGATGCAAACTATTGATTTTGTACGTAAAAAATGCAAAGAAAAAACGATAGAATTAAACAATGATTTTGACAAACTGTAATGTATAAACTAAGCAAAAGAAGCCTATCAAGGCTCGAAGGAATAGACCCCGTATTATTTGAAATAGTAAAAGAGGCCATCAAAGAAAGTCCTATAGATTTTGGCGTGCCATCTAGTGGAGGCTTAAGAACCGCTGAAGATCAAAACGAACTCTTTACAAAAGGGGTTAGCAAGTGCGACGGGTATAATAAGAAATCAAGACATCAAACTGGAAAAGCCTTCGATATTTACGCGTATGTAGATGGAAAAGCATCATGGGACACTCAGCACCTTACGGATATTGCAAACCACATATTAAAAATTGCAAAAGACCAGTTTAATGTAAACCTTATATGGGGTGGGACGTGGAAATGGAAAGATTTACCTCACTACGAAATAAAACAATAATGAACATATTTGCAAAATTACTAGGTAGTGAGAAAGTGATCGAATCAGCCTCAAAGGGGATTGATAAAGCGTTTTTTACGAAAGAAGAAAGATCAGAATCTTGGTTGCAAACATTGGCAGCTTACGAACCTTTTAAGCTAGCTCAACGCTTATTAGCCTTGATGTTTGGAGGCGTTTTTCTCGGCGTCTTCATAGTTGGTACAGGGTTGATAATGGCGTCTATCTGGGTCGAACCGGCTAAAGGGCTAGGTCAGGAAATTATAAAGCTTAATATTGATACGCTTGGTTTCTCAATATCACTTATGATAGGGTTTTATTTTGCTGGCGGAGCTACAGAGGGGATAATAGGTAAGTTGAGGCAACGAAGAGAAAATAAAAAACTTAAGAAATGAGCTGGACACTAGGATTTAGAGATGCTATGATTCTAAAAGACTATATGACTTTAGAAAAATATCACAATGATTATTCGGAAAGCACAAGAAAAATGATGAGGAAAAAAAATCAAATACCTATCCACCTATTAAACTAAAATAACTATATTTGACTATTCGATAAACATATATTTGGCATATTACTTTTTAACCACTTTACAACGAAGCCCTCGACTTGAACAACCGAGGGTTTTTTTATTCCAAAAGATTTAGTATATTAGCAAAGGACAGCATTTCATGTATTGATTATATTACAAAACCCTAGGTTTATTTAGTTTCCCTAGGGTTTTTTCGTATATTACAGTTATGGAAGAAGAAACAGTAGACGACTTAGACAACGAAAGGCATGGATAGTTTCACGTGGAAATCAACAAGCACATCAAGTGATAAGCTGGTGTATCCTAACAAGGTTTTCGAGCTAGATGTAGAGTTTGATTATAGTTATAGAACAGAGGAAAAAGCATTTAACAAAGCAAGTAGAGAATTATAATAAAAAACTAGTTCTGAATAATAGCGAATGATTAAATGTAGCAACGCCTTCCCAGGGAATCAATGAAGCAATATAGGATGTTAACAGAAGACACGTTAATTGGACATGTTGCAGAGAGGCAAGGATAAAACTACAGCTAGTATTAAAGAAACATTAACCAAAACTAAAGGGCAGTTATGGCGAAAGAAGACAAAAAAGAAGAGGTAAAACTAACGGATAAGCAAGAAAAGTTTTGTAAAGAATATCTTAGGGATTTAAACAGAACCCAAGCAGCTATACGGGCAGGATATAGTGAAAAAACCGCTAATGTAATAGGGAATGAGAACCTTTTAAAACCTTATATAGCGGAACGTATACAACAATTGCAAGAAAGAAGGAATAAAAAACTAGAAATATCTACTGATTCAGTTGTTCTTAATCTTATCAAAGCGATGAAAATTTGCCTAGGTGAAGAAAACACATATGTAGTAACTAATGATGGGACTGAACTATCTGTGAAAAAGACAGATGTAGGTAATTTTATCAAAGTACAAGATATGCTAATGAAGCATACAGGAATGTACGAAAAAGACAACAAACAGAAAGATACAGGTTCTCAGGTAACTATATTCGAGCTACCTCCTAATGACAGGGGTTAAAACAATAAGGCCTCAAGAAGGTTATCAAATAAACGCTTTAAGTTCTTCAGCTGATATTGTAATAGGGGGAGGAGCAGCAGGAGTAGGTAAAACTTTCTGTATACTTTTAGAAGCCTTAAGACATATTCACAACCCTGATTTTGGGGCTGTGTTTTTTCGTAGAACTTCACCAATGATTAAAGCAGAGGGGGGGTTGTGGGATGCCTCACAAAACCTATATTCATTAATCAAGGATGCAGAGCCTAAATCATCAGTATTAGAATGGCTTTTTGATTCAGGCGCAAAAGTAAAGTTTTCCCACTTAGAGCATGAAAAGAATATTTATGATTGGCAGGGGTCGGAAATTCCATTAATAGTTTTTGATGAGCTTACCCATTTTAGTAAAAAGATGTTCTTCTACTTGCTTACCCGTAACCGTTCAACCAGTGGGATAAAACCATACATACGTGCAACATGTAATCCAGATCCTGATAGTTGGGTTGCTGATATGATTAGTTGGTGGATAGGTGAGGATGGATTCCCAATAAAAGAACACCAAGGGCGTATACGTTATTTCATGATTGATAACGATAACTATATTTGGGGAGACTCTAGAGAGGAGGTAATAGAGAAAGGAGCGCATGTAATAGAGCCAATGGTGCAGGCTTCTAATGGAGAGGTTACGCCTGAAAGCTTTGTGAAATCATTAGAGTTTATAGCTGGTGATATTTACCAGAATAAGGAGTTATTAAAGATTGATCCTGCTTATCTAGGGAATCTAAACGCTCAAGATGAGGATACAAAAAACCAATTACTAAAAGGCAACTGGAAGGTATCAACGGCAGATAACGATATTTATGATTACAATAAGTTTAAAGACATATTTACGAATGCACATGTAAAGGAAGGATATAGATATCTTACTTGTGATATCGCTTTAAAAGGTTCTGATAAGTTAGTAGTGTTTGCTTGGAGTGGTAGAAAGCTAATCGATTTTGAGGTTGTAGCGAAAAGCAAAGGTAATGATGTTATTGATGTTATTAAGAAGATGTCTGAAAGGCATAGGGTGCCAAATAGCAATATTATTTTTGATAATGACGGTGTAGGAGGTTTTATTGATGGTTTTATTGATGGAGCTGTAGAGTTTAAAAATGGGGGTAAAGTTCGAAAGAAAGCAAACTATCCAAACCTAAAAACACAATGCTACTATTTATCTGGTGACGCTATTACAAGTGGTGATTATTTTATTGATGAAGAGGTAGCAAATCGCATGTATGATAGTAAAGACACTCTTAGACAAAGGTTGATATTTGAACGAAAGGCTATCAAAAAAGCAAAAGCAGATCATGATGGTAAGTTAAGGATTATAGACAAGTCAGAACAAAAAGTTTATTTAGGTGGTCAGTCTCCTGATTTATTAGACGCGTTTATGATGAGAGAATATGTTGATATAAAACCCAAATCGGCTGGTGTTACAATGCTATAAAACTAAATAATTAGGCAAACGTACATAATAAATAAAATAATTTTTGCATATTGTGGAAATTTGTGTTACTAATTAATTAAAATATTAAAATTATGGCTATTTGCGAATGTCCCATAACCACTATCATAACTTCTCTAGGTTCGCAGCAATGCGGCTTTGATTTCGGTCAGGTCTCAGGAGTTATGTTTCAAAAGATAGGAGAGCTTTGGACTGATGATTCAACACCAGCAACAGATATACAAGCTCTTGCAGCGTGGACAACTAGAGAAGCAGCAGTTGACGATACTAAAATCACTGTATTGCAACAAATATCTAGTTTTGTCATCCCTACAAATGAATCTATCAATATTGCAGCTGATACTAACGACACTCCACAAGGAGCAGAGTTGAGCATTGATAAGACTACACAAAAAGCAACAATGATACTGCGTAATCCACCTGTTGCGCTTAAAGCGGCTCTTGAAACTTTATCATGTTCAAGTAAGCAAAGCGGACAGCTAGGAGTTGTTTTAATGGGTTCATCTTCTGTTGTGGGTAGTTTAGCAACTGTTGATGAGTTTGACGGCCTGCCAATCAATAACATGTTTGTTTCAGACATAGGTATAGGTGGAAAGGTAGATACAAATGATATTGCGATTTCGTGGAATATGGATCAAGGTTGGGGGGATAACATGGTAGAGAAAGCCGTTGATTTCAATCCTCTTACATTTGCCAACTCTTAATAGATGGCTATCACTAAAGTAACACTAGAATGGAATGGTGAGTGGTCGAAATCTTATGATATCGACCACGCCACCAGAATTCTAACTAGTGGAAATAACAAAGGCTTTAAGCTCAAGGACGAAAAGTTTCAATTTGATGGCTCAAAAATTACTAGACGAAAGCGAGATAAGGGAGAGGGCGGAGAACCCAAAGTATAGATCAGAGATTGCCAAAGCTATTATCTATCAAGATAGGCTTAGACGTCATACTGTTGCTTATTTAACCCGAACTGATGCTATAAGTCAAAATACAGCTATTAGAGATCATTTTAATTATGTCTCAACTATATTAGAAAGCCGTCAATATTCAAAATATGAGGGGTATTACAAGTTTCCTCAATCTACTCTTAAGATTGCTGATACCATATACGGGGATCAATATCGTATTTTCAAGCCTTCTGATAGGGTTGAGGATATTCGTTTAAAACGTCCTGATGATTCGACAACATTTTTAGAGTTTTACAAAGACTTTAAAACGTGGATAAAGTCTGATGGTTATCAGATATACAGAGAGCGTACATGTAATTTAATATTTATTGATATGCCTTCAGAGGGGGAGGGGATGCCAATATATTACGAGGTTGGCATTAAAAAATGTGTTGATTATGAACCTTTAGAAAGTGGTGAGTTAAACTATGCTTTGTTTGACAATGGTGCTGGTTACATTTGGGTTGATTCTGAAAAATATATGCAATTCGCATACATTGAAAAAGATGAAGCCGACAACACCAAAGAAATAATCAAGGGAGGGGTAGAGCTTGGAAAATTAATATCAACAGCTTTTCACTATCAAGAGGAAACACCTTGTAGGCAGTTTTGGACAGACAATTTCAACAACCTATTCAATAAAGAAACTGCTATATCTGGAAAGCTTGCTGATCTAGATTCCTTTGACTTTCTAGAAAATGGAAAGGATCACAACGATATTATAAACATTTACCCTACTAGGTGGAGTGTTGTAGAGAGCTGTGATTATAATTCAGCACTGCATAACAATAGCCATAAATGTAGTAATGGTTATTTAGTTGATAAAAATGGAGGTTCTGTTCTAGATGCAGACAACCAAAGAGATATTTGCCCCGGATGTCAAGGCGGTAACTTAGCAAAATTCGCAGGAGTACACATGGGTGTATCACCTCCAAATGAGGACGTAAGTCAAATAACAATTCCTGGAGGTTTTATCAATGTTGACCCTAAAATATTAGAAGCAATTACAAATGAGCTTGCTATACGTAAGAACGAGATAATAAGCTCTAGTTTAGGGCAAAGACAAGAAAACAACGCACAAGCAAAGAATCAAGATCAAGTAAATAGTGAACTTGAGAGTCAAGGGGCTAAGTTATTTAAGGTCAAAAAGAACTTTGAAACATTTGAAGAGTGGTTTATAAAAATCACTGCCTCGTTAATGTTTGGAGAGGAAAATGTTAACCATGTATCAATTAACTACGGGGTTAAATGGCACTTAGAACGCCTTGAAGATCTTGAATTAAACTTTGTTACATCTGTAGAAAAGGGACTACCCCAAACCCTTGTAATGAATGATTTGCAGAGGGTAATATCTAGCAGGCATAAAGGTGATGAGATAGGCGAAAAGGAAACAAAAGAATGGTTGATGTTAGAGCCATTTGTGGGGGTTCCTTATGCGCAGGTAAGAGACGATATAAAAGACGGCTTAATATCTCAAGATGAATGGTTATTTTACCGACACTTTAAAGAATTGAAGACTAGGTTTAATGCTGAATTTCCGGAAGGTATATTAAACTTTATGCCTGAAATATCTCAGTCGATGAGACATAAAAAGATAAAAGATTTTATGTTAGGATGGATGAAGGAGGTTTTAGGGGGTGAGGTAAAGGAAGTAAAAGAAGAATTACAATTAAACAAAACAATAAAGTAGAAAATGAGCGATAAAAGGAATATTGCTGGTAACACCAAAGCAGCAGAGCTGTATGGGTATGCATTTGAGTACAAACAGAGACGGTTTAAAAACACTGAGATGTATCATGTGCGAATGTGTACATCTTACAAAGAGAAAATAGGCGAAGACTATATAAGTCGTGAGACTGTAGAGTTTCGGGTTTTTTCTCCAAAAGACTACAAAGCTAAGTTTATAGAACAGTTTTATGATGCTGGCAGGACTAAATCTAGAGAAAATCATAGATGGGCAGCAAGGTATAAGAAAATAGATGGTAGCAAAGGCATTGATTTAGTCTTTGATCCTACTTTATACAAGGAAGAACCAGTTGAGCCAAAAGTAATTGAGTTTAAAACTAAAAGCTCAGTGACCGCAGCTAAAAGCAAAGTTCTTATACAATATTGTGAAGACAATTTTGATAAGGAAATGTATATGGAAGACGGTGATTTGATTAGTGGTAAATCCATGAAAGAACTAATCATCGCTAATTTAGGCCTAGATAATAAATCAGAATAATATGAGTGAATTAATCGATCAAATCAAAGGGGCATTTGACGGTGATAATAGTGCTGAATTCAAAGCAGGATTAACCGAAATGCTACAGTCTAAAGGATTAAAAATATTAGACAAAGAAGGCGAACAGGCTTTGTTTACAGGTTATACAGATAAGAATTTCCAACGCACGAGAGAATTCTTTGGTAAGCAAGGGCAAGAGCTTTATAAAGATGAAGACGGCAAAGAGCTAGCATTCTATAAGCAGTATACAACCGATATAGAGACTAAGCAAGCAGCAATAGCACAGCAAGCCGAAACCATCAAATCAATGCAGTCGAAACTTGATTCTATCAAAGGGCTTGAAGGTGCTGATAATGAAGCTTTGAATGCTGCTAAACAAGAGCTTAAAGAAACTCAAGCACTGTATAAGGCAGAGCAAGAGAAAAGCGAAAAGTTTAAATCAGAGTTTGAAGGTAAGGCAAAAGAGCAGCGTTTTAATGACATATTAAAGAGCAGCACTGAGGGGCTGAAATATAAAGTTGATATTCCTGCTGATGTTGTTGATTCGGCTAAAGCATTTGCATTTAATGCGGTTAAAGGTCTGGCACAAGAATTTAGAGATGATAAGCTTGTGTTTCTAGATGCTAACAATGATGCTTTAAGAGATGATAAGGGTGGATATATAACAGCCTCAGATATGGTAAAAAAGCACATGGCGCATGTTTTAGATACACAAAAACAAGTTGCAGGACTTGGAAGCGAAAAGAAAGAAGGTAAAGATAGTGGAGCGGTTACTTATGTACCAAGTGCAAACTTTACATCTAAAATAGATTTATTAAATGATATGAAGAGTTGGTGCTCAACAAAAGGGGTTCAGTGGCATACTCAGCAGCCTTTGTACAGGCAATTAGTACAGGATAACAATTTAAAATAAAATGCAAAGGGAAGCATTTACTCTTAAAACGATTAATAACAAATAAAAAAATAATAAAATGAGTAAAGCATCAACTAATTTAGAGGATTATTTAAGTCCTTACGAGCCGGGAGGTAATGACAGTTTAGAAAACAGGCCTGACCTACACCCATATCTAAATATGGCATTGCAGGGGGCGAAAAGTGGACAAGTACTACC